TCATAGTCGCCTCGCTAGTTCTTTTGGGTCAATGTTCTTAATCATGTCGGAGCGTATCGCCTTAAACAAATCTTGCTCGCTCCCTTCCTTGTTTACTCTGTCAAGTACCGTCGTCTCATCAACGCCCCACAACTGAGACATAACAATCGTGGTATGTTTGTTTACTGATTCGGTAATGATCTGTTCTAGTTCCTTTGCGTTCATTATGCAGCCCTCGCTATGATGTTTCGTTGATTCTTTTCCATTGTCTTTCCATGTCCGATGTAACATACAACCGATACACCCTTGTCCCAACACGCTCTACACGTCCCACATTTGCCCGCTCGCGTGTATGCCTCACAGACTGCCGCGCCTACTGGTACGCTGTCAATCGTCGCTATCGTGGACGTTGTCGCGCCTTCGATAGTCTCGCCGGTGATGCTGTCAGATGATCGACGGATAACAACGTTTGGCAATGCTTCCATCTGTGATAACACGTCCCGAAACTTTGTAAACTTATGCATCCGCGTCGGTAGCCAATGCTTAACCCAAGGCGTCGCAGTCATTACTTCAAGGATCTTGTGAGCTAGGCGCAGATCGTAAACGTCACCGCTGTCGAACCATCGAAAGTAACGATCGTTGTCTAACTCTGCGACCATGTCAGCGACCCACTCCGAACGCTTCCAATCCTCTTTGTTATGCTCGCGTGGCGCTTTGACATTCTTGAATCGATAGTTGCCAGTCGTTGCATAACATCCTTTGCAAGCATCGACAAGCGACCCGTCTTTGTTCTTTGATGCCGGACAAGTGTCTAACGCTTGAAGCGACCACGACCGACAAGGCATCTTTGAAGCTTTTGAAAGTTTAAGCATGGTTGTTTCTCCGTTGATTTGTGGAGCCGCTTACGCGGCTTTGTCTTTAGCTTTACGCTCTGCCATTTGTTGCTCTGTCAGTTTACGCTGTGCCGCTCTTAGATCAATACCGATTGATTCAAGATCGTCACGAATCTGTGACATTCGTTCATAAGCTTTATTACATTCGCCCATGTGCCATTCCGCATATTCAATATCTCGATCGTCTAAAGCTACATCGCGTCTTTGTAGATGATAATTCCAATCCCATGTTGCGTTTTCCAGCATTACAATTTTGTCTGCTAGTTGCTCTGCGAATACCTTACATAGTGTGTTGCTCATGTTGTCTGTCTCCGTTTGTGTGTTAGACGCTATAGATACTGCTAAGTCTGTGCCAACAATAAAAACACTAACAAAAACAAATACTTAGTTTTTACCGTGCCTGATCTGTTACTTGCAACCAATGTTACTTTGTTACTTGACGTAACTGATTGTGTTACCTCGAGTGTTACCAGTAACGCAGCGAGTGTTACCTATTGTGTGGCTATAAAGTAGCTATGAAGTACCACCCTAGACACTCACACCTCATCTTTTGAGATCTACATATGCACATATAAAGATATCTTTATGTTTATGTCTCTGTTGCACTCTGCATTGCAATTTGCATTGTATTCTGCGTCGTATCTTGCGTTGCATTTTGCAAATGTCTGCACAGATCTGGGGCGGGGGAGGGGAAGACTGCGGCGACAATAACAGAGATCCCACTCAGACACAAAAAAGAGTCAAATTAGACCCTAAAATAACCCCTAGTTATCTAACAAGAAACCACATATAAATCAATAACATAAGCAGTTCAGAATCTGGACCGTGCTGGTACAGTTTTAAGGACGTTGTTGTGTACGTTAAAAAAATAATCTTAATTTATTTTCATAAAAGTATTGACAAAAGAACTTTTTCATGATACAATAATATGTATAGTATAGAAATACTCTTTAAAGACTCTTTACCGCGCCGTATAAGATAAAGTTTTATAAGATAATTATTAAATGTATAACTTATAAGGCTTACAAGAGTCTTATAAGAGACTTATAAGAGTCTTATAAGAGGCGTGTATGACTGATAATTCTGTTACCCCTAAAAGAAAGCGTGGAAGACCACGTAAAACAGATGTTAAAGCTGTTAAAAAAGGTAACCGCAACGCTGTTGGTCGCCCAAAGGGTGACGCTGCTATCATCAACGAGTACAAAGCTCGTATGTTAGCCTCGCCGAAGTCCCGAAAAGTACTTGATACCATCTTTGAAGCTGCGATGGACAACGATCATAAGAATCAAGCAGCAGCATGGAAGCTTGTTATGGACAGAATACTGCCCGTTGCAGCGTTTGAAAAGGATATTGTTAAGGATGGTGGCCGTAATGCCATTCAAATTAACATTAGTGGTGTTGGAGCAGTAGACGTAGGCGAACCTACAACGATAGAAGGCGAGGTAGTTGATACAGATGAGTCTTAATTACTTTACTAAAGAAGAGTTTGACTGCCAAGTCTCCGGCACCAACAACATGGAAATGGAGTTCCTAGAAAAGTTAGACATGTTACGGCATTGCTGTGGTTTTCCTTTTGTTATAACAAGTGGGTATCGGCATCCAACGATGCACCCTATAGAAAATAAAAAGGAAGTGCCCGGCACACATGCCCAAGGGATCGCGGCAGACATAAAAATAACAAATGCCGCTGATCGCCTTAAGGTTGTCTATGCTGCTCTTGAGCTTGGCTTTACAGGAATAGGTGTTGCTTCTGACTTTATCCACGTTGACACCCGTGGCACAACACCAGTAATGTGGACGTACTAAGTTTCGCAAGGATTGCAAATAGATGAAGTTTTCTCACGGTGACGCACTAACAGCAGGTTCTTCCAATATTATCCTAGACGTGCCTGATGGTTACGATGCAGTTGTTACTTACTTGTTTATCTCTAACACAACAGGTAGTAGTAAAAGTCTTAGTGCTAAGTGGGTGCACAACGGTGTAGACATTGATTTTTTAGCAGGTAAAAACGTAGGGTCAGGAGAGTTCCTAGAGTTCGGTGGACAGTTTGGTGAGTTCCTTGTAGCAAAGGAAGGTGACACGTTAAGCTTGACTCCTGAAGCTGGCTCTACATTTGTTAGTATTATTTCTTTTGAATTAGTCCCTGCAACACCAAGGTTGAACTTTTGACGGACCTTAATATTGAACTACTGCCTTGGCAACAGGAAGTCTGGGCAGACGACACAAGATTTAAAATAGTAGCTGCTGGGCGACGTACTGGTAAGTCTAGGTTAGCAGCATGGATGTTAATTGTTAACGCACTACAGGCAGACAAAGGCCATGTATTTTACGTCGCACCTACTCAGGGACAAGCCAGAGACATCATGTGGTCCACCCTCTTGGAACTGGGGCACCCTGTTATTGCTGGTAGTCACATTAATAATTTGCAAATCAAGCTTGTCAACGGCGCTACCATTAGCCTAAAAGGTGCAGACAGACCAGAGACAATGCGAGGTGTTAGCCTTAAGTTCTTAGTGTTGGACGAGTACGCAGACATGAAGCCTGACGTATTTGAACAGATCCTGAGACCCGCCTTGGCTGACCAAAAAGGATGTGCCATGTTTATTGGTACGCCAATGGGAAGGAACCATTTTTATGAATTGTACAAATATGCGGAGTTGGATGATGACCCTACGTACAAAGCTTGGCACTTTACAAGCTATGACAATCCGTTGTTGGACCCGGGTGAAATCGACATTGCAAAACGCAGTATGTCGTCTTATGCGTTTCGTCAAGAATTTATGGCGTCGTTTGAAGCTCGTGGTTCGGAAATGTTTAAAGAGGACTGGGTCACTTTTAGCGAAGACAAACCTGAAGTAGGAGATTACTACATTGCCGTTGACTTGGCAGGATTTGAAGAAGTCAACAAGAAGAAGACTAAGAACTCCAAGCTTGACGAGACAGCCATCGCAGTGGTTAAGGTCAATGAGCATGGTTGGTATGTTGACAATATCATACACGGTCGATGGACACTTGACGAAACAGCAGCTAAGATATTTCAGGCCGTTAGAGATTACCGTCCCGTATCAGTGGGAATCGAAAGAGGTATTGCTAAACAAGCTGTGATGTCTCCGTTGATGGACATGCAGAAGCGATACGGTATGTTCTTTAGGGTTGAAGAGTTGACCCACGGTAACAAAAAGAAGACTGACAGGATAATGTGGGCGTTACAAGGGCGTTTTGAAAACGGCTACATAACTATAAACAAGGGTGAGTGGAACAGTCGTTTTTTAGACCAACTCTTTCAGTTTCCTGACCCCCTAACTCATGACGACTTAATTGACGCTTTGGCGTACATTGACCAGTTAGCTAATGTGGCTTACGACTACGAATACGAAATCGAAGACCACGAAATCTTAGACGTAGTAGCAGGATATTA